ACTTGAGCGGCGGCGTCGGCGTGACGGGAATATCCCACCGGAAATCACCGTTCATCAAGTCGGTTTTGGGGTTCGCGGTCTCAAGGAACAGCACCCGGGGGCTGCCAAGTAATGCGCCCATAGTCACCAGCGCGTCGAGCTTCTCCTGCTCGCGGTTTATGATCCGGTCTTTGATCTGGAAGGTCATGGGATCGTCAATTGTCGGGCCCCACTCGCGTTGGAAACTGTTTGTAATATGCATGAGCATTCGCATGCTCACATCGAAGATGGCGCGGGGATCCACCATTTCGTCGCCGTAGGTATAGGCCGCGGTGTGGTCTCCCCACAATACCCATTTGCCACCGCGAGAGATGGCGGTGCTGATCCCTTGGCTGGTCAGCTCCTTTGCCTGCTCCTCGTCGAAGCCGCGGTTTGTGCTGCCCTCGCCAAAATACTGCCGGATAATGGGGATCTGCGTGTTGCCGCACGTCTCCATGGGGACGGACTTGTGGGAGAAGTCGGCCCGCATGAGCTCCACCATGGCCATCGTTGACAGGTGGAAGATCCGGCCGTTGTTGTCGATCCCCAGCGGCCAGTAGACCTTTGTGCGCTCGCTCTGGTACCCGTTGGCACGCCGCCACGCCTTTGCCTTCTCGATGGTGTCCACCTTCTGGCCGCCGCTGTCCACCAGTGGGATATCTGCAGGGGAGAAGGCATCCCAGTGGCCGTTGATTTTCCGGCCGGCGCTGATCATGGCGTTGTATATTGCCGGGATATGGCTCCAGCCGGGAGCCGCGATCAGGTTGGCCACTTGGAAACATTCCGTGTAGAGGAGCCGGATCGCGCCGAAACCGGAATACTGCCCGCCGGCGGTCACGCCGCCGATAATATCCTCATGGGTCACGGCGTCGGTGTCAACCTCGTAAAAGGTCGCCTCAATAGTTCCGGTCAGGGGAGCGTCCGGGTCAACGGAGCTGACGATCGCGGTGCTCTTTACATAGCTGTAATCGAGGGTGAAGTCCACGCCCTCCATTTTTTCAGCCAGTAAGAAGGTGTCCAGAATGATCGTGTCGCTCTTAAACTCGGCGCGGCCGTTCTGGAAGGCCAGGCTTTTGGTCGTCGCCACGGCCTTGCGGTGTATATCGGGATCCAGCACGTTAAACACATAGATTGGGCCGATATTCCCGACTGTATTGTCAAAATGGGCGGCGAATGCCTCGCAAAGTGTGAAGGCCGGCCATCTCCCGTGGGCGGTATAACCCATTTTTTTCTGTGCGTCCGGAAAGTTGTAGAGTTGCACCGGCGCGTTGACCAGATCCTTGTCCCTGTACTCCCGCACAAGATTGACCGGGGCCGTACCCACATACACGGGTACAGTCCCAGCCTGTACGGCGGTTTGGGCCACTGTCTCACCAATGTGTCCAAACGCACCGTATAGGTATTCGTTGGCCATGTGTTTCACCTCACAAAATAAGATAAAGCAGCCGGTAAGGCTGCCCTAAAGCATGTTATCGTATTTCGGTTTGGAGCGGTTGATCCCGTATTCCAGATAGAACGAGATCCACGCCCACCAGTAGGGGTAAAAGTCGATGACGGCCTCATCTGCTGAGAAGGGCCCAAAGCGAATAGGCTCCTCCTTGCATATTCGCAAGCCGTTTATATACTCCGCGGTCTCCAGCTCCCGGAGGGCCAGATCCACGAAGTTCCAAACGTCCTGCCAGCCGTCGGCGTTGCGGACATACGTACCGGCCGCCTCGTTAAACGCCCGGATTGTCTGCCCGATATTCTCGGCCCCCGGCTCCACAACGCGAACGGCGATCTCTTTTGCCGCGACCATGTCGGGGCCATGGAGCCCGGGGTTCCACGACGCAAAGCTGAGGCGGAGCTGCAGGAGCCCCTTGCTTGCGATCAGGTCGTCGGCCCCCTCCAGAAACTCCACGCATACCGAGGGGATCGGGGCCGGCACCGTCGGCGGCAGTAAATCCTTGCCGGGAAAGTACAGGGGAAAAACGGCCGGATGTACCAGCTTGTAGGGATATTCCCATACATAGTGACCCGCAGTTGCTTGAATAGAGCCATAAGCCCCTCCTTTCCGCCCCGGCCTACTAGGCTGGGGCTTTATGCGCTACTTTTAAGAAGCAAGCGGTTTGATAATGTCGCCTTGACCCGCTGATAGTCCATCCCCATTTCCAAGAGCACACCGATACGGTATTGCATTTCGGTAACAGAATGCAGTTCATCGGCAGTCATGTAGTCAACGGCTTTCGCATTGGGTGGAGCGTTTCGTTCTTTGCGCAGTTTTTTGGCCGTTTTGCCTGTCACAGTGAGATAGGCCAAGTCGGTGTACTTTTTATAGGCCCAAGAACTACTGTCAACTTGTTTGATAACATCGGTCAGCTCCCGTCGGATAGGCTTGAGGGTGGCACTCTCAATATGGCGACGGTTAAGCTCATTTCGCATTGAATAAAACTGCCGAACCAATTCTTTCTTGAATGTACGCACCACAGGTGTGTTTTTGAGGTATGTAATTAATAGAGTAGCTTGTTCCTCGTTAAGGTGATATACGTTTTTAGGTCTCCCTGCTTTTCCGGATACTGTGATTTCAAATCGCAATATCCCAAACTCCTTGAGGTCATTTTCGTACTTTTCTATAATGCGCTGGACAGAACGGTAACTGACCTCAGCACACTCAGCAACAATATCACTGGTGGTAAACGGTTCAGCATCAATTTTGTTCGGTTCGAGGAATACAAGGGCCGCCATGATCTGCACCTCCTTCTCTTAATTGCAACTCGCAGATACGCGAGTTAATCGTCAAAAAAAATTTGTACTGCTTCTTCCTTGCTCAGAGAGAGCGCCTTAGCAATTTCAAATACTTGGTTCAATGTAAAACTTTTCCCACTTTCTTTCAGTTTTCGGTAATATGTACTTTGATCGATACCAATTCGTTTTGATAACTCTTCACCTGTAAGCCCGCATTCAACCGCTTTTCCTTTAAGCTTAGAAACGTTCACTTGCATTAAATAACCTCCTCTCGCGTTTAAGCAAGTCCCTTTGTTCAGTATACTCGCGTAAACGCTAGTTGTCAATGCTTTTCTCTCATATTTTAAGAAAATATTCCATAAACAACTTGCATTTTTGCAAGAGATGTGATTTAATAGTTGTTGAAGGGAGAGTGTAATCATGCACGTTGGTGATCGAATTCGCGATAGAAGAAAAGAACTCGGCCTATCTGCCGAGCGTGTTGCTGAACTGATGGGAGTTTCCCCCGCAACCATATATAGGTATGAATCTTCTGCCATAATGAATATGGGAATAGATAAACTTGAGCCAATTGCTAAGGTGCTTAATGTTCACCCTGGGTACCTTATGGGGTGGACTGATGAACAGGGGGAAACATTAAAGCCGGAAGAGTTATGGCCAAATATAAATGACCGTAAGGGCCAGATATCTCTCGCAGACGCTACGCATTTATCAGAAACATATAGCATATCGCTAAGTGAACTAGTGGAGAATGGTTTTGTTGATGCAAAATCAAAAGAGACATTTGATAAAATGCAAAACGCTGTGAGTTTTTCACCCCTCACCCGCGCCGCCTATCGCATCAGTCGAGCATATGAAAAGGCAACCCCGCCCGTGCAGCGCACGGTAGAGGTTGCCTTGGAGCCGTTTATAAATGATATAGACGATAATATAATCCCCGTGCATTTTTCACCTATTCGTTACTCTGGGCAAGCGGCCAGCGCGGGAACCGGCGTGTTTCTGGACGATGAATCCATGACGACAATCATGGTTCAATCGAATGTATTACCAAAAGGAGAGTGTTTCGCCGTGCCGGTGGCCGGTGACAGCATGGAGCCTCGATACCATGACGGCGATATTCTAATGATCAGCAAAGTGCCTGTAAATGTTGGCGAGATCGGCGTGTTTACTGTGGATGGTCAAGGCTATGTCAAGCAGTTAGGGCGCGGCGTGCTTCATTCCCTAAATCATCATTATGACGATATCCCACTGACAGAGGATATTATCTGCAACGGCAAGGTTGTTGGCACGCTTGATTCGGAGGAAATGATGGAGGAATAAAAAAAGCCGCCCATCGGACAGCCATCCGGTAAGCGGCAACGCACAAAGTGAACCCTATCAAAAATCCACTATTTGCAGTCTCCATTATACCATTTGACGTGGAGGAATGCAAACGGTGTAAGGAGGTATATTATTTTCTGGCTATCGTGTTAACTCAGCATAAGGCAATTTAGGAGCAAAAATGCAGGCAAGAAGAGTTCTGTCAAAATGCTGGAGAGTGAATTTGCGGCGGTTAAAGCGGTAACAGAATTCATCCAGA